GATGAAAAAATCAAACTATTAATGGAGGTTTGGTAATGAGTTGTTTGTTTTCTAGTATTGTTTATTTTGCTTGTAATTCTGAGGAAAAATATGGACACGATTAAATTTCCACTGCAATTTGACAGTAGCGGGCTTGTAAAGCTTGAAGAAGGCTCTGCCGACTACTACTCACAAATGCTCACTATCGCCATGCTCACAGAGCCACACACCTTTCCATATGCCCCAAAATTTGGTGTCTATGATCCAGCATTTTCCGATATTGACAAGAACCTTTTTGTTTTAAATGCTGCACGTTTTGTCCCAGAAGTTGAGATAACAGATTTGGAAACAAATACAGATAACAGCGGAACCGTTAATGCGACGTTCTCATTTATCATCAAGGAGGCCCAGTAATGCCTGCCGATTTTTCCGAATATATAGATCTCACCCCATTTGATCTGCAACCTGGAGATATTTATTTAAACTCAATTGAGACAGCAAGATTGTCACTTCCAGAGTTTAATTTACGAGTTGGAACTCCAGAAGATGCAATATTCCAAGCAATGTCTTATTTGACGGCAGTTAATGTCGCAGCAATAAACAGGCTTCCGTCTAGATTAATGGCTGGGATACTCTCAATGATGGGTGTCCAGCGTGGAGAGGGTGTTCCAGCCCAACTTGACCTGACGGTCACGGCAGACTCGTACGATGGGGCAACAATACCAGTTGGAACGCTCTTCTCATTTGAAGCTGTATTTGAGGATGAAGTACAGGAATACATATTTGAGTCAACTGAAGCTGTTTCAATACCAGCGGAAGTTTCCCCTGCCCCTGGCGATCCATACCCAAGCGCAACCGTGCCGACTCAGTGCATAACGCCTGGATATATTGCAATTGTCCAAGAAGGTGATGAATTAACGATACTAAGTTCTGGAGTTGCAATACTTGACGCAATCGCAACTGATTCTTTTTCAAACGGAATAAATCCAGACGATGACTCAGACTATCTATCCAGATCTGTCTCATTTCTTGCATCTTTATCTCAAGCGAATAACAAAGCTAGCCAAGTTGAATCATATATAGCAAGCAACTATCCAGCTGTTGTTGCTCGAGTTAAGTGTGAAGACTTAACTAATGGAGATCCAGATTTAGGAAATATATCAAGATATAGAGTTGATTATCCAACATTGGCTCAGTCGTCCTCCGCAACATGCACATTGACATTTGACAGCGCACACCAATTTAATGCTGGGGAAAAGATATCAGTAACTGGTGTTGGGGCTAGATTCAATACAACTGGGACAACTCTTTATGAAATAACGGGGACAACAAGTACTAGCATTACTTATCAACTTGGTGGATCTGTTCAGTCATCTTCATCAGTTCCAACTGGCGCATCTGTTGTTGTCGGTGAAGACAAGCCTGGATATGTAACTGTATTCGTATATGGATTTAACGAGTTTGTGTCTAGTGCTGAAAAGATTGCGATTATTACAGACGTATCAAATAGATCTGTCGCTGGCCTTACATTTGACATAAAAGATCCAGACTTGCTTTCCCTATCAATAGAGGGAAATGTCGTCCTAAATGAAGCATACGACCAAGTCCCATTGCAGGAAACTGTAGTAAACGCAATAATTGACTACTTAAGCCCACTTAAATTCCCATATACGGAAGACAGAATAAGAAAAAATAGACTTGTTTCTCTTATTAGCCAAATACCAGGTGTTGTTTACGTTGAATCTCTGACAATAGAAGCAAATGGAAGTGGATGGCTACCACAAGTTGACGATGATTTGATGTTCCAAGATAAGGGATCTCTTCCATTAATTGATGAGGACGATGTATCTATATCGTTTACATCTGTGGTGGTGTAATAATGCCAAGAGTTACTAACAGACTTTCGCCAACAGACTCACTTTTGTCTGTAAATCCAGATACTGGCGTTGCAATACCAATATCTGGGCGTCATACATTTCTGTCAAGTTGTGCATCTTTTATTGATGGTTCAGCATCAATTTTTCTTAATGACCTTCCTGCCGCTTCTGTTGCATTTACTGCTGGTGACAGGGTAAGCATATATGCAACATCTGGAATATTTCCTAGCATAACGGCATTAACTGGTGAAAGAATTGTTGAGAAAGCAACGAGAGTCGGCTCATTAACAATAGTTGAGGTTGAACCAGATGAATACCAAACTTCAATACCAGCATCAGCGCAATATACGGCATCAATAGCCGGAGAAGTAACTCAAGTATATTCACACAAGTGGATAGCAGATAATGCTGCTGTTTCTACTGTTGCAACAAATTTTGATACATTGAGTAGATATGTTTTAAAAATATCGCCATCTTCAACTGGAGCAATTAAATTAACCCTGAGCAACGTATTACTGCTTTCGTCAGACTCAACTAGGCCATTCCAGTTCAATGCGAAGATAAGCCCCAATGCGACAATCACTGCTACTGCAAAATTAGCAATGGCTGGAGATCTTTCATTAACAACTGGTGTTAGCCAAACACTCTACGGTGGCCGCTATGGTGCAATAAGAAGCAATGTATTAACAATGCCAGATTTAGATGATCCAACAAATGAGTATTATGGCGATGATTATCTATATGTTGATATTGAAATAGAGATAATAAACCATAAAGCACAAACTCTATATATGACGCTTCCACACCTTGTTGATGACGACATACATAATGAAAACTGGTTTTTAGCTAATGCAGACAGGCTTATGCCTGACTTTTATAAAGATTTTGACGAAGCTCAAGAAAATCCATCACAGCCATTTAGAAAATTCATTGATGCTTTGATGGTTATATCTGGTCAAGTTAGAGAAGAGTACAGAAATCAATATGCTTTTGAAAAAGAAGAAATACCAGCACTAGAGACGCAAGTTAACCAAGAACTTAGATCAAATCTAGTTGACCCACTTTATGCAAAAAATGAATATCTACCGTGGCTTGCGCAATTTACTGGAACAAAATTAAAGAGAAATATCATTCTTGCTGATGGATCAAAGCTACTCCCAAATACTGATACAGAAAATGAGTATGCGCGTTGGCAATTGAATACTGGGTTCTACGGTCTTAATGCTGGTACGCGTCAAGCAATTATTGAAGCAGCACGGCAAGCCCTCATCTTCACAAAAGATGGGACTCAACCAACAAAGGCTGTTGCTCTTACCGCCAGATACGGCGGTGATGTATTCACTATTAGGATTCAGACACTATTAAATGAGACACCAGATGTAACAGTTTCTGGAAATACCAGCATTGGAATTTTAGATGCGGTTGAGCCAACTCGACCATTGGGGTACAAAGTCATTCATACAACCTCTGCTTCATTTGCCTTCACCCTTGGAGACTCAACTTTGGGTGTTTTGGGCGACTTGGGGGTCGGATGATCTATTCAATAAAACCTTCATATTTTGATGAAATGATAAAATTAGAATACAGGAGAAATCATGCCGATTAAAAAATTTACGGATGGAGAAATACTTACAGCAAGTGAGGTAAATACGTACCTCATGGATCAGGCTGTAGTTGTTTTCGCCAATGCCGCAGCTAGGGATACGGCGTTCTCCGATACAAACTCAGCACTTCCGTCTCTTGGTGATGGTGGTCGCGTTTGCTTCCTCAAGTCTCCTGGCATTATTCAGTATTGGAATGGAACGGCATGGGAAAGCTCTGATCAGTTCAGCATTACAGAGGCTGGACAGGTTAATGCTGGGGCGCTAACACTTGATCGTCTTGCATCTGGAACATCTGGTCAGATTGTTGTCTGTAACGCATCTGGTGTTCCAACATACGTAACCCTTGGTGGGGACGCAACAATCAGCGATACCGGAGTAATAACTGTTAGCAGCAATGGTGTTGCTCTTGGAGCAGACACAACTGGAAACTATGTTGCGACAATAGCCGGAACATCTAATCAGGTCACAGTTTCTGGTTCTGGAAGTGAGACTGCCGCCGTAACAATTTCACTCCCACAAGATATTCACACTGGCGCAAGTCCAACATTTACAAGTTTAAATATAAGTGGAACAGCGTCAGTAGCTGGAACAGTAACCGTTACCGGAAATGTCGTTTCTCATGCTGTTCCGGAAACCGCAACTTCACTCACAAATGCAATAGATGGCAAAATAGTTGAAGTATCAGCCAGTACAGTTGCACTTACAACTACTGGTGGTTCGTGGACAGATGGAACGCAATTTACAGTTATATCCACGAATGTTTCTGGAACAACCGTAACTGCTGGAACGGGTACAACATTTAGAGCAGCTCCACTTAACGGATCTAACGTAAAACTCAGAACACAGTACTCATCGGCTACATTTATATATAAATCTAGTGGTGCATATTGGTACGTTATAGGCGATCTATCGAGCACGTGATATGTCAGTAAACAGAACATCTCAGCCAGCAAATAATGCCATCAAGCCAGATGCCCCAACATCTGTATCTGCAGTTGCAAATGCTGGAACTACGGCAGGTACGGCTGGAACCGTTACGGTTTCATTTACTCCTTCAGTAAATCCAGGTAAGGGATCTGCCAATTATGTTGCCACATCAACCCCGGGTAGCGTTACAGCATCGGCTGCTAGTTCGCCAATAACATTTGCTGCTGGTTCACTTACAGCAAGTACATCATATACTTTTTCAGTCGTTAAGCAGTCTGGATCTGGAGTAACATCTGATTCAACGGCATCTGGGACTGCAGTCCCATATACGGTGCCGCCAGCCCCAGCAAGTCTTTCTGCGGCGCGGCAAGCATCCCAAACCGTTAGACTTGCTTTTACTGCCCCGGCAAATAATGGCGGTAGGCCAATAACCGACTATCAGTACTCAACTGATAGTGGTGTGAATTGGAGGTCAATCGGATCTACGTCAAGTCCCTTTGACGCTACGCTGCAATCTAATGGTTCTGCTCTAGTGAATGGGACAGCCTATACGTTTATATTACGCGCAGTCAATGCTGCCGGTGGTGGTACTGCGTCTTCTGGCGCATCAGCAACACCATACACAACACCAAGCGCACCATCAATTACTTTCACTAACACAGATAATGACGTTGACTGGTCATGG